CCGGCAAGACCGCCCGCGAGGCCGTCGCGGACTGGATCGAGCGTGCCGAGGCGCACCTGCCCGAGGCAGTCGGTTACTGGCCCACCGATGTCAACGACCTCGCGCGCGCCGAGTTCCGGCGCCAAGCGGGCTGGGTGCAGACCGTGACCGAAGCCGGTACCTGGTACGCCCCCGAGCTGCTCGGCCACTGCTGGCGTTGCAGCAAGCCCGGCGCCGTCGTTCATGCGGGCGGCTTCAGCTGCGGCGAGGCCCGCGAGTGCATCCGCTGCGCGCAAGGGGACAGCGCTCAATGAGCAAGCCCCTCGCGCTCCGTTGCAGCGCGCTGCCGCTCGCGTTCCTGTGCGCGGGCTCGGTGCGCCCGAGCGAGCTGTCCATCGACGAGACGAGCGCGCCTGCGCGCCTCGGCACGGCGGTGCACGAGGGTCTGCGCGGGCTGCCGGCGGCGGGGCGCGTCGACTGGGACGGCGTTCCGGAGCTGGCGCGGCGCTTCGACATCGCCGATCTAGAGCCCGAGCTGCGCATGCTGCTCGGCCAGGGCCAAAAGCTCTGGCTGACGCAGCTCCGGCCGAGCTTCCCGGACGCCATGACCGAGGTTCAGCTCTCGATCGAGCTGCCCGGCGGGCACACCCTCTCGGGGCAGACCGACTTGCTCGGTCGCAGCGCCCGCACGGCGCACGTCGGCGACTGGAAAACCGGCCGCCTCGACTCCGACTACCGCGAGCAGCTGCTCGGCTACTGCGCCCTCGCGCTTCTCGACGATGACGGGCTCGAGGCGGCGACAGCGGGGGTCATATGGCTCCGGGAAGGCGAGTGGGAACACTACACCCTCACGCGCGCGGAGCTGCCGGCCTACCTGCGCCGCCTAAAACGGGCCGTCATCGACTGGGACGGCACGTATCGGGCGGGCGAGCACTGCGGGCACTGCCCCCGCAGTCACGAGTGCCCGGCGCGCCAAGCCCTCGTGCGGCGCGACGTGGCGGCGTTCCTGGGCGGCGAGATCACCGACTATGCAGTCGACCCGAGCGCGCTCGCGGCGCTGCCAGCGGCGCAGCTCGTCGCCCTGCATGCGTCTGCCAAAATGGTACAGGACGTGGCCGAGCGGCTCAATGCTGCGATCCGCGAGCTAGTGCGACGCAAGGGTGATATCGTGGCCGACGGTAAGCGCCTGACCATCCAAGAGACCACGCGCCGACACCTGCACGTCGTGCCCGCGCTCGACGTGCTCGACGCCGCGGGTTTCACCGATGACGAGAAAGTCTCGGCACTCGAGGTGCACGTGAAAGCGGCCGAGGAGGTCGTCGCCAAGAGGGCGCCCTACCGGGGCAAAAAGAAAGCCATCGAACAACTCAACGCCGACCTCAAAAAGGCCGGCGCTCTCTACACGGAACCGGTAATTCAACTCGTCACCAGAAGGGCATAAAGCAAATGGCAATGAGCACACGGGACGCCATCACGGCGATGATCGAGGGGGAGGACGAGACCAGCCTCGTTCGCCCGGAAGTAGGCGCGCTCGAGGCGATCAGCCGGAGCGAGGTGTATATGCAGCTCGAGGCGGCGCACCGCTACCCGCGCAGCGTCACCAAGAGCGTCAAAGACGCGCGCGCGCTCGTGACGGCGAGCGTCGAGGTCGCCGCCGCGTGCCTCTACGAACTGCCTCGCGACGGGAAATCCATCGTGGGCCCGAGCGTACGGCTCGCGGAGATCCTCGCCGGTTGCTGGGGCAACCTGCACCTTGGCGCGCGCGTGATCGACGACTCGGGCGACTCCGCGATCGCGCAGGCCGTGGCCTGGGATCTCGAGAAGAACGTTCGCATCACAATCGAGGCTAGCCGAGGTCTCCTCACCAAGTACGGCAAGCGCTTTTCCGACGACATGGTCAGGGTCACGGGGATGGCCGCCATCAGCGTTGCCTTCCGCAATGCGGTATTCCGGATCGTGCCCCGTACCTATGTGAACTTTCTGTATGAGGAGGCGAAAGCCTGCGCCGTCGGCGACGCCAAGACGTTCGCGGAGCGGCGAGACGGCTGGCTCTCGACCCTCGGCAAGATGGGCGTCACCCATGAGCGGGCGCTCTCGCGGCTCGGCCTGACCAGCCCCACCGACATGACCGGCGACCAGCTCGCGACGCTGATCGGGTTGCACAACGCCGTCCGTCAGGGCGACACCACGATCGACGAGGCGTTCCCGAGCCTCACGGTCGCGCCGTCGCCGGTGCCCGCAGGCGTACCCGAAGGCCGTCGCGTGAAACTGCCCACGGGCAAGGGCAAGGCGCAGACGGTCGCCAACGACTCCAGCGCCGAGCCGGCCGAGTACGGCAATATCGATCTCCCCGGGAGCGGCTCGTGAGCGCGCCCCTGACGGAAGCCACGGGGCAGGCCATCCTCGCCCAGCTCGAAGCGATCGAGACGCGACTCGTCGAGGTCGAGAGCCGGCAGACCGCGGTCTCCGATAACCAAGGGCGCGCCTGGCTCGCCACGGTCGACCTCAAGCGCGCCGTGCAGCGGTTCATGGACAAGCTCGCCGAGACGACCGAGAAGAAAGCCGAGGGCTAATGCACGAGATCAACTGGCCCGAGACGCTCGCCATCGTCACCATCGTGATTTGGCTCGACTGGCAATTCCGGCGCCTGCGCAACAAAAAGTAGCGCTCGCATAACGAGCGCGTGCGGACGCGCCCCAAGGTCGACGCCACCCAGGCCGCGATCGTGGGCGCGCTCCGCGCAGCCGGCTATCTCGTGCAGACGCTCGCGGCCCTCGGGGGGGGCGTGCCCGATCTGCTCGTCGGCTGCCCCTGGGGCGAGCTCGTGCTCGTCGAGTGCAAGACGCCGCGCGGCAAGCGGCAGGGTGCGCTCACACCCGCCCAGGTCGATTGGCACCTCGCGTGGCGGCGTTGCCCGCTCTGCGTCGGCGCGAGCGCGAGAGAGGTGCTCGGCTGGCTCGAGGCTCGCCGCGCATACTCTCGCCCATGAAAACCCTCGAACGCTTCTGGCACTGGCAACGGAACGAAAACCCGGACGCCGACCTCGCGGGCGCGATGGTCAGCAAAAACCTTTCCCCGCAGGCAACGCTCGCGGTCGTCGAAGCGCAGCGCCTCATCGCGCAGATTGCGCTCCCCCGAGCCGAGGACTGGGCGGCGCTCCTGCCCACGCTCGAGCGGCTCTCGCTCGCCATCTGCACGGCCATCGCCGAGACCGAGGAGGCCACGCAGAACCGTGCACTTTGACGGCGTGCGCGACGCGGCGCGGCAGTATCTCGAGATCGGTCTGCGCGTCATCCCGATCCACGGGGTAAACGAGGATCTCAGTTGCCGGTGTGGCGGCACGAGCTGCAACGCCGGCAAGCACGAGAAAGCCGAGATCGAGGGCCTATGGAAGAACGGCCACGACTTCGGCCCCGACGACTTCGACGATCGCGACAATATCGCGATCGCTCTCGGGCCGTGGGGCGGCTCCGATGACTGGCTCGTGTGCCTCGACGCCGACGGCCCCGAGGGGATGAGCTATTGGCTGCCCGAGCTGCCGCCGACGCTCGTGCAGAAGTCCCCCCGGGGCGAGCACCATTTTTTCACCGTGCCGGCGTTTACGCCGCTCGGAAATTGGGTGCGTGCGCTCGGCGCCAAGCACGAATCAGGAGTCGATCTCTGGTACGCGCGCGGCAAGGTCAACGTCGCCCCGTCGCGCAGCGCGTTCGGGACCTATGTCTGGGGCCCGTTCCGCGAGCCAGCGCCCTTGCCCGAGAGCGTCATCGATCAGATCCTCGAGCGCCGTCGCGAGCGCGGCCTGCCAGTCCTCCATGTCTGGCAACGGGGCAACAAAGCGCCCTAGTGGCGCGTCGGCGGGGGCTTGGAGATCGCTCGCGGCGAGAGCGGGATGGGCGGCGGCGACGGGTCGGGGTCAACCACCTCACGGCCGATCTTGCCGAGCTCGGCCGCGGGGCGAGCAATCCCCACGAGCTCGCCGAGAAACTTCGCGACGCGACGGAGAAACTTAAACACTGGGCATGCCCTTTCCCTGCTCGCGCGCGCCGAGCTCGCGCCCGACGAGGCTCCGAATCAGCTCGAGGTCGACGAGATGCCCGGGGCAGGTTTTCCAGACCTTGGGTCCACCGACCTCGTCGGTCTCATGGTGGCCGATGACGCGCGAAGCGTCGAGGTCGTAGCGCCGGCACCACGCCGCGCACTGCTCGACGAGCGAGCCCATTTGCTGGGCGTTGAACGACTCGTAATCGCCATGACCCGAGCAGCAAATCCCGAGCGTGTGCGCGTTGAAGTGTTCGACGTGCGCGCCCGGCACTTGCTCGAGCCGGCCCCGCCGCACGGCCCCGTCGCGCTCGATGTAGAGGTGATAGCCGATGTCGTCGAAGCCCTTACCACCCTCGGCCTTGGGGCGCATGTGGTAGGCGCGCACGTCCTCGACGCTCTGGTGCACGACCGTCTTGCGCTTCATGTCGTACGCGCCGCACGTGTGCACGACCACGAAATTGATGGGCCGTGGCGGATGGATCACGGCGAGCCCCCGAGCAGCTGGAGGGCGATCTGAATGGGCCCGACCAGGCCGGGCTTGAGCTGCGCGGCAATTTGCCCCGCCACTCCCAGCACGCCGAGCGCGATGGCCGTGTACTTGCCAAAGCTGAGCGTCGCCTTGCCCGCCTTGACCGCCATGCTGGGGCGCACGTCGGGGGAGAGGGCTACGCCCGCGGCGGATGGCGCGGGCGCGTCCCAAAGTCGTTTACGCAGGTCGGCGAGGTCCTGCTGCACCAGCACCACCCGCTCGATCAGCGTGTCGATGTCGTTGCGCGCGCCATGCATCTGCCCGGCCACGCCTTGCAGCTGGCGGGACACGGTCCCGATCGTGGGGATCTGAACGGGCCCCGGTGTAGGCGGATCGGCGTCGGTCACGGCTTCATTATGCGAAGCCGACTCAACTCCTCAGGACGTCATCGTCGTCCATCGCCGACGTGAGCCCGCGGCACTCGAGCCCAAAGTACCCCGTGCGGTGCGTTTTGAGCGTCGTGGTGAGCGTCTCGAGCCGATAGCCGCAATTGAGCGGCACGTTGGGGATGAGCGTGTTTCCCGTGACCGTGCCGAGCAGTCGCGTCGCGGCGTAAAACCGGTAGACGCCCGGCGTCACCTGCCAGATCGTGATCATCTCGCTCGTGTTGGCCGGCGCGGCGATGCCGGAGTCGACCACGCTGCCCGCGCTGCCCGCGCGCACGTTGATCAGGTAGTTCGCTCCGACGCTCGAATCGTAGAGCACGCCGATCGCGTCGGCGGCCGAGGCAGGCGCGCTCGTGAAACTCGAGGAGAGGCCGAAGAATACGCGCTTGTTCGTCAGGATGTTATTGAAGTTCCAGGCGCACTGCAGGACCGTAAACTCTTGCGGATCGACGACACTCGCGGTCTCGGTGGTGCCGAGGCAGATCGTCGTGCGATCGTTGGCGGCCGCGCTGGTCGTGATGACGAGCTTGCTCGCGGAGTTGAGCGCGACACTGCCGCGGGTGACGGCCGGCGTGCCAGCGCCCAGCATGGTCCAGCCGAGCTGCCCGATGCTGCCGCTCACGAGCAAGCCGGAAACGAAATAATCCTGGATGCACAGATCGCGCGCTCGCGGCAGGGCGAGGCTCTCGACCCACCACCCAGAAGCCCCATCGCAAACGGCCGTGTACGCGCCCACCCGCGCGCGCAGCAGCGTGTCTTGCGAGTTGATCGTGCCGCCCACGCAGCGCAGGCTCACGGCGCCATTCGTTCGGAACACGAGATGGATCACGGCGGCGCGGTTTTGCGACGTCGGCGCCGGCAAGAGCCCCGCGATGCCGGCACTGGGCGCATCGATGATGAGCGTCTCGCCCTCGCGCGCGACGAAATCAGAGGTGATGTTTGCCGGCAGGTTCGGCCGCGTCTCGAGCTTGATGATGCGCCGCTCGAGCTGGCGAAAGCGGCTATCGAGCGCGTTAGTGTCCTGCGCCTGCGCGCCCGGCATGCCGAGCCACGGCATGTTACGCCATCTCCGCCGGCAGTAGCTCGCGGAGGCCGTCCTCCTGCTCGACCAGCAGGGAGGCCGTCTGCATGATGAGACCCTCGCCGGCCGCCGACGGCGTATAGGTCCACTCGAACACGAGCGAGGTAAAGTCACTCTGCTGGATCGCCCATCGGCGTTGCACGGTCTGACCGACGGAGAGCCCGGTCAGCGTGTACGAGTCGTAACTCGTGAAATTGACGCCGTCGTCATAGCTCACGCGCAGCGCGAGCGTGCCCGCGCTGCGGAATTCGCTCGTGAGCAGCACCCCCCAGATCGACCCGTAGCCGCCGAGGTCAAACGGGTAGATGGGATGCGTCTTGAGCTGCGTGGGGATGACCGTGGACGTGTTGTCGGCAAAGCTACTCGTGCTCTGGACGAACACCGCGCCGCCCGACACGTAGGCGACGGAGTCGCCGAAGCTGCACACGGCCTCGATGCCCTGGCTGGTCGTGAGCGGCGGCGTGTCCTCGGTCCAAATGCCCGTGCGCAGACTCCTGACGAGCAGGCGGCCGTCACTCGAGCCGGTATTCTCGCACGCGAACACCGCTACATCGCCGCGCCGGCTCTTGGCCGCGCCCGTGACGACCGGATAGCTCGTGAGCGTGTCCTGCACGTCGATGCCGATCCACTCGGGCGCGCCGCCGCCCCGGGGCAGCCGGTAGATCTTCTCGTCATCGAGCTGGAAATAGAGCCCATCGGGGGCTTTCAGCAGGCTGCGCCAGTCCTCGAGCCCGCTCGGGGTGGGGATGTCCTGCGCGCGCCCGATGGCGCCGCCGCCGAGATCGTCGGGGCCGTCGCCAAAGAATGCAAAGATGTCGTCTGCGGTAAAGATGAGCCGCGCGCCGTCGAGCGACGCGATGCCGCGCACGCTGCCGACGACCTGCGAGAAGAACGGGCTAAACTCGCTGAAGGTGAACGGCTCGTCGAGAAAGGCATCTTTCGAAATCTGAAACTTGCTGCGCCGGAGCTGCCCGCCGAGCAAGAGGCGCGACTCGGTCGCCGCAATGAACTTGCACGGCTGCGGCGCGTCGTGCTCGAGCGGTCCCGAGAACGCTCCCCGATCGGCCTGCGTGTAGACCGCTGCCTCGTCGGCGAGGTTCGCGTCGCTCGTGCCGTCGTCGATGGAGCTGGTCGCGCCGTAGTCGTTGCCCGCGCCCGTGACGCCGTCGCTCGTGGTGCGCCGGAACACCGAGCCTTTGCTGCCATCCCAGACCGTGCGGCTGATGACCTCGGTGATTTCGGCGCCGTAGCCGTGGGTGGCGTTGAGCAGCGTCGCCAGCGTGTGCGGCGTCGTGCAACTGAGCGTGACCGTGTCGTCGCTCGCGCCCATCGTCACGGTGGTCGGCAGGCTCGGCGCGCTCTGCCAGAACGAGCCGTCAGCGAGCGTAATCTCCCAGTGCAAAACGTAGTCGTAGGTCGCGAGTACGGTGAGCGAGCCCGAGCCGTTGCTCGGCGTCGCGCTCAGGATGCCTGGCACCTCTTGAAAGGGCTCGGTGAGGCAGCGGCCGTCGTAGACCTGCATCGGCGCGCTCGCGATGTAGAGCAGGTCGCCAAACTTGGCCGTCTGCCGGCGCGCGGCGCTGTTCTTGGCAAACGTCGTGATGCTCGGCATGCTGGTGCCGCTGCCGCCGTCGCGCGTCGCGCACCACGCTACGCGCCCCGTCGAGCTATCGAGGTGCAGGCCCATCCCCACAAAGGTCGTCGGCAGGGCGCGAATGAAATCGCGCAGCGCCATGTGCGCGGCGTTGCTCGAACCGCTCGCCGAAAAAAAGAGTGCGTTACTGGCCTTGTCGCCCGTCGAGATGTCGGGCGCGACGTAGCCGCCGAACGCGACGGCATATTTGTTATTGGCGTTCGTGCTCGCCGCCGACGTCCAGGGGATGACGCGGGTCGTGATGATCGCTTGAAAGACGGTGGTCGTCGCCGTCGCCGCATGAGCAGCCTCGCTCAGGTACTCGATGACCGTGCTGTTAGCGCTCGTCGCCGTCGCGACGGCCACCTGCGCGGCGGCACCACTCGCGGCCGTGGCGGGGATGCGGCACACCTGCGCGTGCGTGCCGGTCGTGGTCGCCGTAGCGCCGAGCAAGAGCGTGCCGGCAAAGTTGTACGTGCGCAGTGAGGCGCTCGCGGCGAGCACCTGCACGATATGAATCTGATTCGCCGTCTGGTCGGCGCAGATCGACAGATGCGTACTCGTGCCGCCGATGGCGGTCGCGATGTCGCCGCCGACCTGCACTCCCGAGGAGTTGTAGATCCTGATCAGTAGGTTGGAGCTGCCGCCGCGGTCGCGGCAAATGACGACCGCGCCGGTTGTCGGATTCTCTACGGGAGCGATATCAAAGGCCGTGATAGCGGCCGCGTTCACGCTCATCGGAGTAACGAGGTTGGTAAACGCCGTGCTCGAGGCGGGCGTAAACTTCAAGATGTCGCCCGAGTTGTCCGCCTCGGCCGTGAGCACGTAAAACGAGTCTCCCGCATACGTGCAGCGAAACTCCCGCACGCTCTGCGTCGTCGAGAGGATCTCGGTCAGGATGGGCTGGTTATCGCTCTCGCGAACGATGATCGCCGTCACGACCAGGTTGACCGTGCGCGTGATGACGAGCACGTAACCGCCGCCCGTCGCGCTATCGATCATGTCGATGCCGCTGATGGGCGGCGAGGCGATGATCAGATCCTTGAGATCGACGAACGGCGTGAGCTCTTGCTTGTCCGTCTCGTAGCGCCAGTAAGTATTCCCAGCGCCGATCCCCGTGTACTCGTAGGGCCGCTCGGGAAAGCCCGAGCTCGAGTGACTGCCGAACGCGACGAGCCGCCCTTGATACTCGAGCAGGTCATAGGCGGCGAGCGTGCCGCCGCTCGTGCGCATGTCGAGCGGCTGATAGCCGTAGCGGCAGCCGAGGCGGCCGTCTTTGCGCACGCGCAGGTTTTTAGCGACCGAGACCACGCCGAACGGAGCGACCTTGGGGTCGATGCGGTCGCGCCGGCCCTGGGCGAGGGAGAACGAAACGACTCGTTTCGCCATCAGAGCTCGAGCCCGTCGCGACGACGCGGCACCACGGCGCCGCGCGAGTGCCGCCGGCAGTGCTGCAAGATGGCCGCTTCCGCACGGAAGTTGCGCTCCTGGGCGTCAAGGAACGTGTTGCGCTTCTGGTTATCACGCTGGGTGATGACCATCGTGCATTTGGTGATGAGCCACTCTTCCCAGTCGGGAAACAGCACGAGCACGTGCGTCCCGTTGGTGAGCGGCACCCAGTGCGGCAGTGTGTCGATCTTGTAGTTGCCCGAGAGCGTCGGGGGCCAGATGGCGATCTTGCCGGCCGTTACCGTGGTGGTGCTCGGCTGCGGCATGCTCAGGATCGTGTATTCCCCGGGGCTATTGGGGCGATTCTGACCGGGGAACACCCGGCGTTGAGACCAGGTGCTCTTGGTGAGCTCCTGCCAGGTGCCGCCGAGCTGCACGTCGACGCTCAGCACCTCGCTCGCGCCCGTCGGATAGGGCAGCTCGATCCAGTCCTCGCCGCTCGCGCGTGCGGGGATGGCCGTGGCCGAGCCGGGGCTCCGGAAAAAGTCCTCGCCGTTGTGGCTGACGCGGCTCCGGAGCTGCTTGTAACTGCGATTGATGAGCGCGTAGAGGCGCGCCGTCACGTGGCGCGCGGTCGAGCCGGTCTTACCGTCGATGGCCGACTCGTAAACGATCTCGGTCACGAGGTCGTCGAGCGTGATCGTGTCGCTCATGCCGCTGGGTTATGCGCAGACGCAAGAAAGCAACGCCCCGCCGGGCCATCCGCGAACCGGCGGAGCGCTGGGTAGCTCAGTGTGGCTGCGCGTTACACAGGTACATCGCGCGCTTGAAGGCCTCGCGTCGGGCGACGGGGTCCTCGGAGGCGAACATCTCGTCGATGGAGTCGTCGAGCGCTTGCTCGCTCTCGGGGTCGTCTTGCATCGGCGTCTCCTCCGGCAGGGGACCGAGATCCGCCGGGGGCGGGCCCGCCTCGGGGCCCGCGCCAAACACCGCATCGAGTGATGGCTTGTCCATGAGGATTACAGCAGCGGCAACGCGATGGGGTCGCTCACGAACACGCGCACACGCCACGTGACCAAGTCGCTCGAGAGGCCGAGCGCGCCGATCCAGACCTCGTCGGGGGTCGAGGCCGTGTCGATGATCACGGGGGTGTGCACCGGCGGGAAAAGCCGCGCGTTGACGCGCACGGCCGAGGCGTTCGAGAAGTTCGCCGCGGTCGGGGTCGCCACGTCGGACACGAATACGGTGCTCGTGCCGTTGGTGAGAGACGTGACCCCGTGCTGAAGCGAGCGCGCATCCGCCGCCGCTGCGGCCGCGTCCGTGTGGCTCACCATGCCCGGCAAGAGGATCCGCACGGGCGCGTTCGTCCCGAGCCACTGGATCACTATCGCGTTGCTCGAGGCATCCGCGCCGACAGGCGAGGCCCCATCCCACCAGGCGGGCGCGATGCACTCGGCGGCGACCTCGGTCGTCGCCGTGCCGTCGGCCGTCGTGAACGAATACCAGGCGGTGCAGTCCGTCAGAAACTCCTCCGGCCCCTTCGCGGTCGGATTCGTTCCCCCGAGGATGCGCTGCCGCGTGCGGAACCGGTAGCAGTTGGAGCCGTTCGCGGCCCAGGTCTCTACCTCGATGTCGCGATAGGTGTCCGCGGGGAACGTGACGCCCTCATCCGAGAGGCTAATCACGGGCGAGCTCGCGGCCGCCGTGTTGCTATCGGTGGTGCCCTCGATGACGAAATCCGGCAGCTGATACATCTGCCCGAGCGCGGCCATGGCCACGTCGCCGCCCTCGTAGAGTGCATCTTTCAGACGCTTGACGTCGTCTCGCTTGTCGCGGTCGATGTAGCGTCGAAGGGTTTTGGTCGCAGCAAATGCAGTCATGTGGCGGGGTCCTTACTTCGCGACGTAGAGGGTGAAATGGATCTCATCGGTGACCGCAGCGTCGACGGCCGCCTCGGCGCCGTCGCCCGTGACGGATACGAACGTGAGCACTCCCGTCGACTCGGTGAGCGTGAGCAGGTTGACCGAGAGGCAATCGGTGATGTCGGTCGGGTCGGCGACGTTGACGTAAACGGGAGGCCCCACGAGAGCGATCTCGCGCGCGCCGCCGTCGAGCGTGAGCTTGAGCAAGCCCGTGCCGCCGTTCTTTACGAGCGTCAGCCGCTTGTGAAACGAGCCCGCGCGCGTGGCCTTGGCCGTGAATACGGGGCCCGTCGTCACGACGAATTTGACGTGAATCAGGCCGCCCTCGCGAAACTGCGAGCCGAGCCGGGGGAAGAGATGATCGAGCACGTGCTACCTATCCTGGGCCTCTCGAAGGGAGGTCGTTGGGGGTGGGAATTGGTGGGGCCGCCACGCGAGAGGAGGGGGACAACCCCCACGCAGCGGCCCCGTAAGGAGCGCCGTTAGTTGCCGCTGTTGCAGCGTCCGTGCATCTGCGGCTGCCCGCCCACGGTCACGCTGTTAAACGCCTGCCACTGCACTTCGTAGTTGCGGCCGTTACGAAGCATCTTCAGGCCATCCTCATCGCGAGGACCGGGGAACCCGTTGTAGTTGTAGATCTTGAGCAACGGCAGCGTGAATGCCCAGATGTCGGCTTCCTTGCAGTGCGGCTCGTTCAGCACGCGCACGAGACCGTTCGCGGTGATGATCACGATTTCCCCGGCACCGATCTCCATGACCTTGCCGAACTGCGTCCAACCGAAGTCTTGCACCTCTTGCGAGAGCTGCATCCACGTGCGCGGACCCATCACGATCGTGTCGACTTCGTTCGCGCCGTATTCGGAGCGACCGACGTTCACGAGCAGCTCGCAACGTTCCTTGATGCTGAGGCCTGCCACGTCGGCCGCTGCGACGCGGAAACCCGAGGCGCCGGCATGCACCGAGCGCACCACGCCGAGGTACGTCGAGCTCGAGGCCGCCAGCGTGATCCAGCCCTGCAAAGAGCGGATCTGCTTGTCGGAGAGATCGACGTTCGCCGTGATGTCGCCGTAGCGAAAGAGAAAGTCGCTATCGGCCCAGCCCGTTGGACCGCCCGAGGTCGTGGAGTTCGCCGTGGTCGACACCCACACGTGCGCGCCGGTCGTGCTCGTGCCGGTGACATCGCCGTCCGGCGTCACCGAGTACACGTAGCCGAGGCCCGAGCGCACCGTGGAAGGCGCGCTGGAGGCGGCGGTCGTCGCCGCCTGCAGGATCATGCCGGGGGCAAAGTTGAACGAGTCGCCGCGGATCGTGAGCTGGATTTCACCATCGCCGCCGCCCTCGTTGAGGTCGCTGATCTTGCCAATCGAGTTACCGACGGGGCCGAGCATCTTCTGCGCTGCCACGGCGCCGAAGCTCTTGAGCGAGCCGTCCATGGTCTCGGTGAGCTGCTGCAAAAAGGCATCTTCGTTGCCCTTGCTGCCGCTGATGGCGCGCGCGCTAATCTTGGCCGAGCCCCAGTACTCGCCGAACGGCGAGGACCATTGCTCATAGGTAGAAGCGCCGTGATCGGTCTGGTCGCTGATGGCGCTCGCGGCGCTCAGATCATAGGACCAGCCCTGAGGGCCGCTCGGAATGAAGGGCTCGACGACCGCCGCGCCGCCGCGCTGGGGCTTGTCAATGCGTTGCAGGAGCGGAGAGACGCGCTCCGTAATCGACTGCAACTTGTTGTTTTTGATGTAGCGGAGAAAGAGAAACTTATCGGCAAACGATCCCATGCGGGTCGACTCCGTGTAGGAGGAGCGCAGAGCGCACCTCTAGCCAGTGACCTTTCCTTGGCTGCTACACGTCGATTTACGCGGGCGATGAGGCGCGCCCGGAGCGCCGGAGTTGGGCTGACGGAGCCCAGCGTCGTTGGGGTCAACGCTCCTTATGCGAAGTCTCCAAATCCGACGGCGGCGTGCTCGCGTAGAACTCGGCCGCGACGCTGTCGAGCCTCTCGCACTGGTCCATACACCGCGCCACGCGCAGCGCCTTGCGGCGCGCCGTCATGCTCATGGAGGCGAGCACTCCGGCGCACGCCCGGCACTCGTCGCAGATGCCCTCTTGGGCGAGACACCAGTCGAGGCAATCCCAGTTACCGTCATCGAGCACCACGTGCAGGCAGCAGCCGGTGATGCCATCACTGCGCGAGTAGATCGCACGGATGAGCGGCACGGCAGCGGTGTAGGGAACGCGCGCGCTCATGGCTTGGGCTCCTCGAGGCGCTGGATGACCCAGCCCTTGGATCGAAACAACTTGATGAGTTCGGGCGGGGGCGCGTCGCTCATCTCTTCGACGCGCCGCTTTCGGTTCTGCGTCGCGTCCGGCAGCTTGATGGCCTCTTTGGGCCCGCCCTCGGGCTGGCGCGTGATGCCCCAGCGCAGCGGCCACCGGCGCTCCAAAAACCACGCAGCGGCTTTCCAGTCGCCGCGCACGAGCCCGCGCTCGCGCCGCCGTTCGTCGGTCTCGAATCCGCCGCCACCCTCGCCCCCGCCCGAGCCGCTCACGGTCTTGCGGCTGCGCTTGGTGCGCTGCCAGTCCTCGGCCGAACGCAGGATGGCCAGGACCGACCGCTCCTCGAGCGCGATGGCCGCGCGCAGGTAGTCCTCGGCAAAGCTCTTGAACGGCTCCTCGGCATTCTCGTCGATGCCGCGGTGCACCCAGCTTTGCAACGTGGTGACGTCGATACCGTTCTTATGGGCGATCTGCGCGTCGAAGAGCCCCGTCGCGACGTCGGCGACGATGGCCGCGTGGCGCCTTTTCGTGAGCGAGGTGACGAACGCTCCCCCCGGGCCGCGCTGGACGGGCACGGCTCACGTCCCGTAGAGCAAGGGCGCGCCGCCTCCGATGATTTTCACGAGCGGCGGCGGCGGGTGGGTGGCGTTGTAGTCGGCGAGGATGGCCCGGTCGTCGATGACGGCGAGGAGGTTCCTGTACGGGACGATCCGGTAGAGTTCGCCGAGCGCGCGAAACTGGATCGAAAACACACTGCAGAACGTGACCAGGTCGCCGACCTCGAGGCCCCAGGAGCCTGCGTCGCTGGCGGGCAGGAGGTCTGCATACACGGCGAGCACCGTGTCGCGGCTGAACGAGCCCTCGGGGTGGTCTTTGTCGATGAGCGAGCGTAGCCCTGCCTCGAGGCGCTCGATCTTGGCCTTGAGCCGCCGCTCATCGTAGTAGGTATCTCGCTGGTGGCCGTCCCAGCTCTCGGAAAAGCGCTCCTGCTGGATCGCCCCGGGCGTAAACGCGACCACCTCCTCGTAACACACGAACGTGCACGGATCGCCGTCGCTGTTGCGACCGCCCACGATGCCGCTGGTGGTGAGATTGCGCGGGATGATCTGCCGGTCGTTGCCCGTGACGGCGACCGTCATCCGATCGGGCGCGTGCTTGGTGAGCACGTAGCCCGGGAGGGGATGGATCTCGCATTTGGTGACGCGCTGCTTTTGCGTGCGCGTGACCGGGTGCAGAAAGCTCTCGGTCTCGATGTCGAGGCGCATCTTGAGCGCCATCGCCTGAGTAACGTAGAGCTCCTCTCCGCTCACGAGGTAGCCCTGCGCCACGTCGTAGAAATCGATAAAGCAGATGTCGCCCGCGCGGACGTTGGTGACGTCCGGGCCCACGGAGACGACCTGGCAGAGGCCAACGTTTTCGGGAACGGCCGTCACGTGGCGGCCCGAGTGCTCGACGCCGATCTGCCCGCTCGACGGATCGAGGTCGTCGCGCGCGCGGATGGTCACGAACGTCCCGAGCGGCGTCGTATGACGCTCGACGAGCGGAACGGCGTGCTTCAAGAGCCCTCCTCGAGCCCCATCAGGCGATTGATGGCCGCTCGCACGTTGGCGAGTGTCTTCTCGGGGAATGCCGCGTCGTCCTCGACTTGCTCGACCTCCGCGCCGTAGCGCACGTGCAGGACCCCGCTCGGGCCCTTGGTGACCGTGAGCCCGTCGGCATTGAGACGCGCGCAGCGGCGCGCGAAACTCTCGATAAACGTCATGGCAACGCCTCCGCAGGCGACGCGCGCTGCGCGTCGTACTGTCGAACGTGCTCCTCCTCGAGGTTCTCGAGAAAATGCATGTACGCCTGCGATAGCAGGGACAATTGCAGCGGCGGCAGTCGCAGCGCGCCGTGCAAGACCGTCTCCCCCGGGCCCTTGAAAGCGAGTCGGAGTTCGGGATACTCCCGATCGTCCAAAACATCGACCCGCTCGAAGCAACGTTGCAGCCATGGACGCTTGCGCAGAGCGCCCTGCAGGGTGTCGATTACCAACGCTCGATCTTCAGGTGTCATCAGCGGATTTTCTCCAGCAGCGCGGGGTCAGTGACCCGCGTCCATTGCACTACGGGGGTGCCGTCCTCGGCGGGAGGCGCATCCACCATCTCGAACACGCGGCGCTCGTGCCACGCGCCCTCGTGCTGAAAGCCCCAGTTACCGTAAACGAAGTAGCGCCCGCGCCAGCGCTCGGGGGCCTTGGCGTAGTAGGCGGCCACCTCGGGCTCGCTCTCGGGGTCGGGCCCGTCGACATGATACGTCTCGCCCTCGAGACCGATCAGCGTCTGACGGTGCCTCATCGGAGGAGCCCGTGTTCTTTCAAGACCGCCTGCCGCAGCTCGGCGTCGGTCATCGCGCGGCCGTTACCGGCCATGCCCGTCTGCGCATTCGCGCGCGGCTTGCTCGTGCCGCTCACGGGCGCGGTCTTGGGCGGCGGCGCCTTCGGCACGAGCCCTGCCGTGCGCAGCGCCTTGGCTTGCTTGGTGAGCTTGGCGCGCACCTTCTCGAGTGCCTTCTTTGGATCCGTCAGGCCCTTGGAATAGTTCTGCTGCATCTCCTCGAACACGAGGTCGACGACGCTCGGAAACCCCGCCTCGCGCAGCTGCCGGTCGAGCTCCTCACTCGCGAGCTTGTCGCCCTTGATCTGCCCCTGGATCCATTTCTTGGCCTCGCCGACCTTTTGCTGCGCCGCGAGGTCGCTCGCCTGTTTCTTCTCGGCCGCGACGCGCTCCGCCTCGCGCTTCTCGTATTCGCGCAGCTTGCGCTTTTCCTCGACGCCCGGCACGGGCTTGCCCTGCAGGAGCGCGCCGACGGCTTTATTGAGCTCGTTCCAGTCCATCCCGAACGTGTTTTGGATGAATTCGATCGCGGGCTCGAGCTGGCCCGTCTCGACCGCCTTGCGCGCGGCGACCTGGTCTCCAAAGTCACGCTGCAAGCGCTCCGCGAGCGCGTTGGCGCGCGAGAGCGTGTCGCTCGCTTTCTTCTTTTCGATGCGCAGGAACTTCGCAGCCCCCGGCGAGACCCCGAGATCCTCCGGACGCTTGCCGAGGGCGTTGGCGAGCGCGAGCATGTCGACCCCGCCCTCGGCATTGAGCGCCGCCGTTACTGCCGAGAGGTCGACTTCGCCGGCTTCGGCGGCGTGCTCTTGCGCGTCGTCTTCGGCTCCCTCGTCGGTTTCTTGGTCGGGGTCGCTGGCTTCTGCGGTTTCTGTTTCATCGGTGCTTTCACTTTCGGAATTGCCCTCTCCCTCCGCACGGGCCGGCGGCTTTCCCTTGGCGGGCTTGGCCGGCGGCGCCCCCTCGCCGTCCGTTTCCGGGGGCGCGTCGGGGTCGTAAACGACCGATTTCCCGCTCGAACGAGCCTCGGCCGCTATCTGCTGGATGAGTTCCTGCGTGGCGGCCGCGTCGCTCTGCGCAGGCATCGGAGGGGTGGGATTGGCGGATGGAACGAGCATGTGCTCGGCCCTTATGCGAACTCTCGCAGTTGCCTCGAGGCCCCCTCTCGAGGTACGGTCGGCGCCGTCCAAAGCTCACCGCCGCGAGCGACGACTACCGGGCTAGCGATTGCCCCAACTGTTGCCCCGCTCGGTTTGCGACGCTGTCACGCGGCGCGAGTGGGGCCCGGGTTTCCCGGGCCCCGGACACCATCGGGCTCGATCAGTGCGGCCAGCAGCGGCGACGGGCGCATCACGATCGCCCAGAGTCTGGGAGCGAGCTGCGCGTAGGCCCGATCGAGCTCCGCGGCGAGCCGCCGGCACTGCTCGAGCCGGTATTGATCGGCGAGCCAGAGATACGCGAGCCAAAAGAGCTCCGCGCGACTGACCCTCACCCCGGACACCATTCAGCCGCGCTCGAGGAGACGCATCATGGGCGAGGGTCGCATCGAGAGTTCGTGCAGCTTGGTGGCCCGCGGCGTGTTGTAGGTCTCGAACACAAAACGCGTGAACGCCGCGATCTCTCGCTCGGACAACTCGTAGACCGCCCAGAGGTAGGCGAGCCAAAAGAGCTCCGCTCTGCTCAGAGGAGCGCTCACATGGCCGCCGTGGTCGGGGCCACGAGCTGTCGCGGCGGCGGCGCCTGCCCCATCGAGAGCCCGGGGGGCGCGGCGAGCTGCGGCAAGGCGATGCCTTGCGTGGGCGGCACCTGGGGCGGCTGGGGCTGGCCCTCCTGCAATTGCTGCTGGAGAATCGCGTCCATGTCGGAGAGAAAGAGTAGGAAGAACTCCTGCCGCTCCGGCTCGAGCTCCTCGATCTGCGCCTCCATCAGCGCGCCGATCGTGTAGTCGATGACGGGACCGGGCTTCATCCACTTGAGAGGGCCCCGGTAAAAGTCGGGCTTGGCCGCGTCGTCATCGCTCGCGTAGAGCCAGCGCTCGAACTCGTGATCGAGCCACTCGCGCTCGATGTTTCGATCCTCGAGTTCCTCGGGCACGTCGTAGCCGGGCGCCTGCGCGGCGGCGAATGCCTCGTCGGAGAGGATATTCATCTGCCGGAGCTCGAACGCCTTCTGCAGGCGCCCCTCGGGCGTGTTGTCTCGACCGCTCACCGCGGCCGGGCGCAGGCGGTACTTGTGATCGGGCAGATCGAGCACGTCGCTGTCGATCTCCATCAGGAACTTTTTGCCGGGCCAGAGCCGGGTAAACTTGCCGCTCTCCTCGCGCACCTCGCGCAAGGCCTGAATGATGAGCTTTGCGTCGTCGACGGCGACGGCCTGCACGTAGCGGCGCTGGGTGGCCGCGAACCGCTCATTGAGCCGGGCGGCGACCTGCCGGTCGGCGATGGCTGCCGTGATGCCGGGCTGGCTCTTGCTCGCGGTGTGGAGCTCCGGCACGCCCGAGACGTTATGGGCGTCCATCCAGTGCGAATCGGCGATCTCTTTGTGCGCCGCGTGGAAGCCCTGCGCGCTCACGAAATTGACCGCGCTCGGGTCGGTCATGTCGACGATCTTGTTGTCCTCGACGATGTCGAGGGACTCCGCGTCGGCAAGCTTCATCTTATCGATGAAAATGTGGTTCTGGATCGCCTTGGTGATGCCCCGGTCGACCTTGCTCAGGATCAAGTTGTCGCGTTTGACGCTCTCGTAGATGTGGTGCGTGATGGGGTGGCCGAGGATGCCGTAGAGGTGCGGGTCGACCACGAACCAAATGAACGGCGGCCGGGGGTAGTCGTAGTCGCGGAACGCGAGCGTGCCGCCCGTGACGGCGGCGCAATACTTGCCGACTTTCTCCCCCGTCTTGCCGCGCCAGCCCTCGTAGAGCGCGACCATCTCGGTAATGTGGCCCTGGCTGCCGGTCGGCGCGCGAAACTCCTCGGGGGGCTTGGCGATGCTCGCGCGGATCTTCTCTTCGTTGCTCTTGCCGGGGAAGATTTCGAGCAAGCGGTCGACGTCGAACCAGGTGATTTCCCCGACCGTGAGTAGCTCCCCATAGGTGAGCTCGCCAAAGTCGAAAAACATGGTCAGCGTGTCGTGGATCTCGTGCGTGACCTTTTGCTCGTTCGGGTAGACGCAGACCTTGACGGCGACCGATCCCGTCGCGGCGGCCGCGATGCGCACGGCGTGGATCCAAAGTTCCTCGAGGTTGGCAAAGCGCCCCTGCGGCTCGTAGAACTCGGCCTCGACCAGCTGCTCGAGCTTTTTGGCGATGCGCCGGTCGCTCCAGCTGCCGTGGCTGGTCATCATGCTCGGCTTGGGCGTCTCGAGCGCGGCGATCTTGCTGACCCAAGTATCGATGATCGAGTGCGCGGAGTTGCGGATGAGCGGGATCTCCTCCTGATCCTTCTGATGAAAGTAGTGCTCAGCGTCGGAGGTGTAGCCGTAGGGGGCTAGGCCACTGAGGCACATTCCCTCGTACAAAGAGGCGTATTTCGCGGCGAGCTGGCGTCGCGTCTCCTGCATCGCCTTGTTGGACTCCGCGAGCGCGATCAGCCGCGCGCCCGCGTCGGCCTCGGTCTTGGCCGTGTAGAAAAGGACGCTCATCGGCAGGGGTTATGCGAGCGCGCGCATAACCCCGATCAATCCGCCCTTGATCATCGACCTCGATCTCGCCGATCTCCTATCGGAGTTCGCGCCCAATCCGCTGATTGCAGATCTGCACAGCAAGCAGAGCGCTTTCTACTTTGAACCCGCGCGCTTCCGCTGCGGGCTGATGGGACGCCGCACGGGTAAGAGCTACGCGGACGCAGCCCTCCTACTCGGGGGTCAGCCGGGGGAGGTCTCCCTCTACGTCGCCCACCAATTCATCGACGCGAAAGCGATCATGCTGCCGGTCTTTCGCGACCTCGACTATCTGCACGACCTCGGCTTGTCGATCAACATGGCCGATCACACCGTGACGGAGCCCAATGGCGCCGTCATCCGCCTCGCGGGTGTGAAAGACGAGAGCGCGGCGACGTCTCTGCGCGGCCCCCGCTACCGGCGCGTCATCATCGACGAGGCGCAGAACTTCACGAGCGAGCTGCTTCAGTACTCGGTGGAGAGCGTGCTGACGCCCGCGCTCGTCGACTCCGGCGGCGACATGGCCATCACCGGCACCCCGGGGCCCGAGCCCGACCCGGAGGATTACTGGTTTTCACTCTGCGGCGACCCGGTCAGCGGCATCAAGGGGCGCTGGCCGACGCATCACGGGACCATCTACGACAACACCAAGGCCAAGGTCGATCCGCGCATCGCGCTCGAGGACGTGCTGAAGCAATTCAACTGGACTCGCGACACGCCCACGTTTCGCCGCGAGTACCTCGCCGAGTGGGTGCCCGACATCGGGTCTTTGGTATTCGAATACCCGGGCATTCTCGCCAACGTGAGCGACGGGCCCGCCCTGGGCCTGACGGTGCTGTCGCTCGACTTTGGGGTCATCGATCACACGAGCTTTACGGTGCTCCGGCAGCAAGAGCGGCCGCACGTGTGGGTCATGCAGAGCTATTCGCTGCCGGCCCTCGACATGTTTGCGATCGCGGAGATCGTCAACGGGCTGCGCAATCGGTGGAAACCCAACTACATCGTAGCCGACGAGGGCGGACTCGGTAAAGGCTACGGGCTCACCCTGCGGGAGAAATTCAATATTCCCGTCGAGATGGCGGACAAAAAGCACCTGCGCGCCCGCATCGATCACGGTCGCGGCATGCTGGCGGCGGGCCTCGTGCACCTGACCGTGGAAGCCAAAGAGCTGTTCGACGAGTGGCGGCGCCTGCCCTGGCATCCGCTGAAAACCGGCTTCAAAGAGGGGTATAAAGCGGACTGCTCCGACGGCTTCCTCTACGGCCTGCAGAAGATCAATTCCCTCGAGGCCTACAAGCCCCCCGCCGACACGCGCACCGAGGCCGAGCGTATCCGCGACATGGCGCGAGCCAACGCAATGCGTGCCGCGAGCCGCGCCGGGCGGCTACGGGCGATTGGGTGAGGACTCCGCCAGTAGCTCGCGCAGCAGCTGCTCGGCGTACGCGCAGCCTCGGCTGTAGCCCCGATCGAAAGCGTGCCCACCGTAGCTCTCCATCGGATCCTCTGGTCGCGCCGCCTCCTGCTCGAGCAGGGCCAGCAGTGCCTCGAGACGCTGCTCGACGGTCATCCCATCAGCTCCCGCAGCTCTGCCTCGGCCTCGGCGAGGAGCTCCGCGACCCGCGTCTGCGTCATGCCGAGCGCGTGCGCAATCGCCGGCACGCCGTCGCCCTCCAGCACCAGCCACACCACCCGGCGCTGATCACGGTCGGCTAGCTCCCGCACGGCCGAGCGCAGCGCGCGCAGCCGCATGGAGCGGTCGCTCGCGCGTTCCTGCTCGTCCTCCTGGGCGAGGTCGGGCACCCCAAAGACCACCACGCCCCGCACGGGCTCCCCCGCCGCGTGCGCCTTGCGCGCGGTGTGCTCGGGCACGGGCACGACGTGGCTGCGGCGCAGCTCGGAGAGCACGTAGCCCTTCACCCAATTCCAAGCGTAGGTGCTGAACGCGCGCCCGCGCTCGGGCTCGAACTTCGCGGCCGCCTCGCAGAGGCCATGCCAGCCCGCAGCATGGAGGTCCGCCTGGCGGGCGATACGTCGGTATCGAGCGCAGAAGTGTTCGACGATCCACTGATGACGCTGGATCAGATCTGCCGGTGGCAGTCCGTGCATGCGGGCGGCGCACAAGCTGACAGCCAAATTCAGCCCCGTCAAGGCGACGAGGTGCGCGCTCGTGTGCACTCCGCGCGCTGCGCATAACCCATCTCGCGATGAGCCTCGTCACTCCGTTTGATCCTAGCTTCTGGTCGACCTCGGAACGACCGCGCACGCCGGCTGCGCCCCAGCGTCAACCCACGCCCGAGGAAACGGCGGCGGCGATGGAGACGGCTCGTCTCAATCATCAGGTCGCCAACTGGAACGGCTCTGCGTACTCGTTCCGTCCGATGACGGCGGCGGAAGCCAACCAAGCGGACCTGTTTGCGACCGCCCATCCCGCCACCGGCGCGCAGGCGCCCGTCGAGAATCCGAGCGCGGGCGCGGCCGATGACTTGTTTGCCGGCGGCGGCCTCGCCGACATGGTCTCGAGTCTGCCGCGTCCGCCGGCCCCCCCGGGCTCGGCCCCGGCGCGCGCTCCTGCCGGCAGCACGCGCGCTGGATTCACGCAGGAGATCCCTCCCGTTGCGCCCGTGACGGGCTTTGCGCCGAAAGCCGCTCCAACCAACATTTTCACGAGCCCGCTCGACACCTACAACGTGAGTATTCCCACGAGCGCGCCCGCGACGCCCGCGGTCGGCACGCCCGGGGGGCCCGAGGCAGGTGCGCAGGCGCCCGACATTCACCGCGACAAGATCGACACGATCCTCGGCGGGCTCTCTGGCTACGAAAACGAGATCGCCAACCTCGGGCGCGACAATACGGGTCTGAGCGTCGCCGAGGCGCAGCTCAAGAAAGCCGACGAGCTCGCAAAGATCCGCGCGCGCGACGAACTCGCCGCCAACCAGGCGGGCGCCCTCGGCCAAGCCCGCAGCGTGCGCAACCGGGGCGACCGCGCACTGATGGAACGCGTGGCGGTAGGCGAGCAGGCCTACCTCGGCAGCCAAGCGCAGCGCGCCGACACGCTCCGGCAAGCCGAGCTCGAGGGCAACCTCGGCATCCTGCGCGCGACGGAAGAAAATGCCGACCGGCAATTCAAGCTCGACGCGCTCAAGACTGCCGCCGGCCTCGGTCTCAATACCGCCGCGCTCGAGGTCGACATCAGCAAGGCCGACCTCGCGAGCGCAAACAACTGGGTGAATATCGAGGCTCAAAAGGCGCTGCAATCGGGCGCGCTCGATGAGGCTCAATACGAAGCGCTGCTCAACTACACGAGCACGCAGACGGGCCAGCTCCTCGACTTTACGAAGGCGATGGCGGGCATCCAATACGAATACGACAAGCTCTCGGTCGACGACCAGAACGTCGCCGATCAGCTCCTGATGCAGCGCTACGGCATCGACCAACAGACGATGATCGCGCTCAAGCAGATCAAGCAGTCGGGCAAATTCCGATGGGACCAGGTGCTCACCGCGCTGGTCGGCGGCGCGGCGACGGGCGGCACGAGCGCGCTCGCGAATTACGCCCTCGGCGGCGGCGGCGATGGCGGTAACGGCGCCGACTGGCGGAACGACTAATGGCGGTCGTCGACTTCGAGCAGGATCCGACCGCCCCCTACGGGACGGGCAACTTCCGCGACGACAAGGGCCGCGTGATGTACTTGCACGACCCGGACACGGCGCAGTCGTTCGTCAAGACCATGCGCGGCGCGCCGAGCTCGCCCGATCTCCGGCTCGCGGAAAACCGCCCGCCCCCGACCGAGTCGTTTAGCCCGGGGGCTGCCCTCATCGACCGACTCGACCAGAGCCAGGTGATGAGCGACGTCCCGGCGCCGTCTCCCGGGATGCCGCCAGAGGCTCCCGCAGCGCCGCCCGCAGCGCCCGCTCCGGCAGCCGCCCCAGCGCCCGCGCCTCCTGCCGGGCCCCCCGGCGCGCCACCCGCAGCCCCCGGCGCAAACCCGGGGGCTACGCTGGTGCAGAATTGGCAGACCGCCAACGACTCGATCGCCCAGCGCAGCCAGCCGCGCGCGGCGCCCGTTCCGAAACCCAATCCGAGCGGCGGCGTGCCGCTCTACTCGGTGCATAGCGGCGACCAGGTCGCCGTCGAGGAGGGGCGCCCGATCGAAAACGTGCTCGAGCAGATCGGCGAGGAGGCGCCGCTCGTCAAGCAGCACGTCGACCTGCTGCGCAAGACGGCCGCGGAGAAAGACCAGGCTACCGACAAGGCCTATCGCTCGGGCATGGGCGGAACCGAGGTCGCCTATTCGCAGGCCTTCCACGAGGGCACGCGCGCAATTGAAGCGCGACAAGCGGCCGAGAAAGAGCTCGCGCGAGTCAACCAAGAGATCCGTCGGATTGATTCTTCGCTCGACCCCGATCGCGTCATCAAAAACATGAGCACGGGCAAGCGGATCGGGATGGTCATCCTCGCCGCTCTCAATGGCGCGTTTGGTGCGCTCATCGGTCAAAAGGAAAACGGCGTCCTCACGGCGCTGAACCTCGAAATCGAGCGCGACATCGACCGGCAAAAGCACGAGGTCGCCAACCGCAAGATCAGCCTAAATAACGACTTCAAGCGCTACCTCGACGCGGGCCTCGACGCCAAGCAAGCCGAAGCGCTCGCGCGCGGCAAGCTC